CCGTAAAACTCTGTTGATGTGCTAGGTGGCATATACCCATCGAATAGATACCAACAGCAATTATCTTTCCCTACGCTCTTACTACCCTCAATCCACTTCACCCGTCCTACAGACACTACCTTAACACAATAGGTCATGTAAATAGCTGACTGCCTAGTGTGCATCCAATCTGCATCGAACAACAACCAAGTCGGACAAGTGTTTATCCAATGTTCTATGAACGGATGCAAGAACTTTCTGTCCCAAGGTGGGTTTGTAATACAGAAGTCAACGACACCCTGTTCCCCCATGTACAGGCTGAGAGCATCATGCTTGAATATGTCAGGGGCTTGTGGCTCAATGTCAGACTTGAACAAGCACTCCCCATGACCCTCAGTCAGCTCCGTGATGTGGTCCACTAACCTACCGTCACCAGCACAAGGCTCTACATAATCAAATGCGTATGGCAAGTGCGGGATCAGAGGCTCTACAGCTTGTATGGGTGTTGGATAGTAGTCACGCTCAAGTCTTTCGTAGTCACTACGCTTCCCCATTAGGTTCCTCTCCCCTATACCTTGCAACATCAACCTTAGCATCGTCAAAGGAGGTTACCCTTTTCCACCCCTCAGCTTCGTATGCCCCCAACTGATTGGTCGAGGCTATGTCAAAGATACCCGAAGGGTGATAGACACTGATTATCCCAAGACAGGGCATAAAATCTAGGTTATCCATACAGTTCACTCAAACGCTTGAGGGATACAAACTCAGGGTCATAAATCCCATTAGAGATGTTACGCTTGATTACAATACCCTTCCACCAGTCTAAGTTAGCCTGCCCAGCCCAAGCCTCTTCTGCACCCTTGAAGCAACCTGCCACAAGACCAATGGCACCCGCAGCATCCTTGAACTTCATGTCGCGCTTATGTGAGTGGCCACAAGTAGAACTCTTGAACCGAAGTGCAAGCAGTGAATTAGCATGGTGCATACCACTCAGTGCTGTCCCGTAGTTACCAGAGCTGAAGTAATGGGCATAAGATACGCCATCATACTCAGCAATAGCTGGGGCTGAATTGTGATACTCATGGTACTCATCGAACCAATGCTTAGTCTGCAAGTGAGAGAATGAGATACCATACTTGGACCCTTCTAGTCGTGGGTCGTGAGCAAGGGCCTTCTTGATACGGTTCTCGTGGTTCCCCTCAAAGCCAAAGTAAGCTGGTTGTTTACGTCGATGATACTTGAACTGCCAACGCATACGCTCCATAGCGTCATTGTACACCTCAATATCCTTCTCGTAGGACTGACTTACGATAGCCTGTGGGTAACGTGTGTCATAGGAGTTCAAGGACTTCATATCGGCCCCATCCCCTAAGTCAACGACATAATCAGGTTTAAGGTCGTATAGGAACTTGCCTAGTACCTCGAACCTGTCGTTGCTAACCTGCGGGTCTGTGTGTGCGCAGCTAAAGACAACTGCTGTTTTACCTGTCATATTAGTCTAACTCCAATAGTGTGACTTTATTGTCACAATCTCTTTGTGTCCCAGAGGGCATCCCCGTAGCCTTTCTTGTAGGCATCTTGAGCCTCTACCTTACACTGGTAAATAGTAGCCCAGATACGAGCTGCATTATCGTGCTTGTCGATCTCTTCTGCGGTGTAAGGCTTACCCTTTGCAGCAGTGGCTTCATTTACTCTGTTTAGAAGTTTCATTTATCCACCCCTCAGGGATTAACTTGTCATCATACAAGAAACCGTTTTTGTCGCACCAGTCACCATAACTAGTCTTTGACCCCTTGCTTATCTTAGCCTTACTATTGCTGAACACAAACCTGATGTCAAGGTGGGGATGCTGCTGCTTGACCAATAAGTGTTTCTTACGATCAGCAGCAACAAACCTACCCTTACTTTCGATTATGATGCCATTAGAAAGTTTGAAGTCAGGTGTGTATGTTCTCGTTTCGTTGACTGCATACTTTAACTTGAGCTTCTCATACTCGAATGGGACACCTAAACTCTTTAACTGGTCGGAGATACGATCTTCTAGGCCAGAGCGGTAACCGTGCTTTATTCCTGCACTGGTGGTTCCCAGATTTCTCCCTCGTGTCGCCTTAGCCAAAGCAGTCTCCCATTCTCAATAATCCGATCTAAGTTGCCATCGTATGCCTTTACGACAGCTCCCCAGAGTTCGTCCTCATTACTACAGTCTGCCAGCAGCTTCTCAGCCTTCTTAGGTCCGATACCGTGGAGACCTACGATGTTGTCAGCACGATCCCCTGTTAGCAGTTGTGTGTAGAAGAAATGTGTACCCTCGAAAGGCTCTACCTTTTTCCACTCGTTCCTACCGAAGTTAAAGTGCCAGCAAGGCAGTTGCAGCATGTCCTTATCAATAGAGGCGACAACACAATCATAACCTAATTCTGCTGCACCCTTAGAGATAAGGTCGTCTGCTTCCTCGTTAACGCTAACAACAGCACTATACTTGTCGATCAGATGTTCCCTAGTTGCACCAAGGTGAACAGGTTTTTCTGTCGTGGCCCTGTTACCTTTGTATGGGTGTGACTTTGCTACATCAAACCTAAAGTTAGTGCTGCCAGTAAGATATACTTGAAAGTCTTGCTCCGAAGGAAACGGGAGGTCAATCGTTTCATTTAAGATATACTCCATGAGTTCATCGACCTTCCCGACAGCATCCTCAGGGAAAAGGTCTTGAGTAGCAAAGGCTGCTCGGTAACAGAGAATATCGCCATCTACTAATACTTTTCCCTTGCTCATACTAAAACTTCCCGAAGGTTACTTGACCATCGTCCTTTTCAAATCCTACGTCAGTCACATAATCAAAGCCTACAGCTTGCATTACCGACAAGAACAGAGCTGAGATTTGAAACAGGTCTTCCATGTTGTCCCGGCTGAATGTGTAAACACCATCGTAACCGTCATAATCTTCCGTGGTCTCTACGGTAACTGTAATTTTCATTACGCAGCCTCTCCATCTTCAATCATAAACAATTTGTCGTCTGCACTTGGACCAGAGTTCTCGTAAGCCACATGGTCAGTAACACCAATAGCCTCAAGTCGAACACCAGAGCCATTAGAGTAGGTAGAGAACTGGACCTTAGCGGCTGTCCCGTTACCCAATGCACCATCATCCCCCAACGACCACCAAGCCTTGTTCTCAGCTCCGTTAGTTAGGTTGACTACCTTTGGTTGCCCACCGAAGTCTACCTCTGTCTCTACATCATTCTTGTCAGTGAATGTCATCTTGTGGTCATGGAAGCGTGTCAGCTTGATGAACTTACCGATACCGAAGTTGTTACCCTGCTTGATGCGGTCATTACCCATTGGCTTAGGGTCTAGGCCACCTTGCAGCAACTCTTCGATCTGATCTTCGTCTGTGAAGTATGCGTTGACTACATACTGACCGTTAAACTTCTTTGCTTTCTTGGCAGCGTTGTTGTCGTCGCCACCCATATCTCGGTTCTCTTCAAACACCTTTGGGTATTCGAGGATCATATCCATTGTAAACTTAGCCATGTCGGGTTCCTTTGTTTAAGCTGTAGGGTTTACAGCACTGTGTTGGTAATATACTATAAGTTCATTTTGACGAATCTGTAACACTGATTCGCCAACTTATTTACTCGTTACTGAAGAAGGTCACATAGTGTTGCATAAAAGACTCAGTTGGACCTAGTGGATGTCCGCATAAGTCTTACCGAACTGCACATCAGTCCCAAGTGGGACGTTCAGCTTGACCCTCTTGTTGAGGATAACCGCAGCATCGTGCATGATCTTCTCTACGTTACCCTCGTCACCTTCCTTAACCAGAGCGATGATCTCGTCGTGGAACTGGCCCACAGACTTGATACCGTTCTTACGACAGACAGCGACCCAAGTATCAAAGCAGTAGACACCTGTGCCTTGGTTCAAAGTGCTGAACCTGTCCTTGTCACTACGCAGACTATACCAGAAACCAGAGACAGGGTTCTTTAGCCACATGCCCCCGAACAACTCCCTAACCTGTAGTGTGCTGGCAACCTTCTCAATGGCCCAGTTACGGGACCAGAAGGCGTCTAGCAGGGTCTTAGCCTCAGACTTGCTCATACCCGTCTCACGGGCCAGCTTAGGCGCTCCTACACCGTATGTGGCGCTGTAGTTGACCACCTTGTAGTTCTTGCGGAGTGCCTTGAGTGAACGCTCACCTGAATTATGCTTGTCGATGTCTTCTTGAGAGATGACACCAGCGTGTAGTGCCAAGTCAAGGTGTGGGTCAAACCCTTCCTTGCTCATCTGTTCCACATACTCAGGGTCGAGTGGCTTCATGTAGTGTCGTTTGGTCGTGTCTTCTAAGCTAGTCATGTCAGCACCAGCTAAGACGTAGCCATCAGGGCAGGTAAGACACCCACGGATCACATCACCGTAAGGCTTGTCTACACTAGGCAGGTTGACCAGAGGCTTCATGTGCTTGAACCTGAATGTATTTGTCAGGCCAGCCACCGTAGCTTGTAGGTAGCCATCAACGTGACAGTCTAGGAACGACTTAAGTATTCCAGCACGATGAGTAAGCACGGTAAGACCATCCAGCAGATCAACAGCAGGGTCCATACTGACAAGTTCCTTGACACTCTTGCAAAGGTCTCCGTCATTACGGACTTGTTCGATTTGTCTTTCATCACCTGTCTTCTTATCCCTGATGAACTTATACGTTCGTGGTTTCCAACCTAAGCTATACAGCCAGTCCTTGACCTGATCGTTACTGTTTGGGTTACCCCGTTCTTCTCCTGTCTGGACAGTTAGGCTTTTTGCGGAGATTGGCATCTTATTCTCCGCACATAGTGCAACCCACTTCTCACCGTGAGAGGACAAGTCACCGTCCTTCTTGTGCATGACCTTAGGCTGGGTAGCCACACGGGTCAGTGCCTTCCTAGGCATAGCATCAGCTAGTTGCTCTACCTTCTCTTCTTTCAGCCTGATGATTTCGTCGTAGGCTTCCTGAGCTTTGTCTACGTCCAATTTCCACCGAAGGTCTTCTTGCTCTCTGGCACAGTCTAGCTTGAAGGTCAGGTAGTCTACCAGCCGATCTTTCTCCAGAGGGTCTTGGTAGAGCTTGTTCAGCTTAGTATCAAGATCACGCCACAGACGATTGTTGATCTTAACGTCCTCATCACATCTGTGAGCATACTCTTGTGGTGTCAGGCTGTTCCAGTCCTTGATAACAGGCTTAGGGATGCCGTAATCAACACCATACCATTCGAGACCATGCTTTAGTCTGTCGTGGTGCAGATACCAGCTAAGGGCTAGTGTGTCGATCAGACGTGCCTTTACCTTGATACCCAGTACTTTTTCCACTGCGGGGATGTC